GAATTATATCCTAGGAGGAATAATGAATAACATACTAAACGATAAAAACAAAGCAATGCTAGCATCATACGGTAGATCTGTTCTTGGCGCAGTAATTGCACTTTACATGGCTGGCGTAACAGATCCTAAAGATCTTTGGGCTGCATTAGTTGCTGCTCTTGCACCAGTTGCATTAAGAGCACTCAATCCAAACGATAAGTCATTTGGCGTACTGCCAGATACTGGTGCTGTTTCAGATGCACTTAGCAAGATTGTACCTGCTAAGAAGGCTCCAGCAAAGAAGAAGGCTGCTGCTAAAAAGAAGTAGTTAGTTAATTAGGAAGGGCGAATTTACTAAAAATAAGTTCGCCTTTCTTAATTTTTATAATGGGGAAAAATGGACTTTGTTTATATATGTAAAGATGGAAGCAATGAAGAACTAAAGTATTCAATTAGATCTGTTGTTGAAAGTTTTCCAGAAGCAAATATATGGGTTGTTGGTGGTAAGCCTGACTGGTATACAGGAAACTATATAAAAGTAGAACAAAAAGAATCAAAGTATAAAAATGCTGTAAAAAATTTAGAAACAATTTGTTTTTCAGAAGAAATATCACAATCATTTGTTTTAATGAATGATGACTTTTATATTATTAAAAAAATAGATAAAATAGAAAATTTTCATAGTGGATACCTATTAGATAAAATAAACTTATATCAAAAACTAAATGGTAACTCTCAATACACCAGGAAACTTTCGGGAACATATAAAAAACTTAGAGCCTTGGGATTTGAAAACCCTTTAGACTATGAACTCCACGTTCCAATGATTATGGAAAAAGAAAAATTAAGGATAGTGCTAGAACTTTTAGATCAATTCTTATGGAGATCTATATATGGAAACAAGTTTAATGTTGGTGGCACACAAATGGAAGATGTAAAGGTTTACAATTCTGGGCCACTAGTTCTTAAGTCTTATAATTTAAACATAGACGATCATACATATTTATCTAGTGCAGATAGTTCATTTAATAGTATATTTAATAAAATACTTAAAGACAAGTTTAACAAAAAAACTAGATTTGAGCAATAAGTTCTAGGTATTTATCTTTCAATATTGTTGGTGCAAAGTTATTAAAGCCTAAATCATAAGCCTGTTGTTTATAGTTAGTTTTATCATTGATAGACATATACTTATCAATTGTTTGCGCTAACAAGACATTGTTTGCCTCAAACAAATTAATTCTAACCTTTGTTCTAATTGTTCCTATCGGATCTGATTCAACCAACCAATCTTGTGGCAAGATCTGATTATTGGGCGAAACATTTGTCATAAAAACGGGAAGACCAGAAAGCAAAGCCTCATTCATTGGTAAGCATAGTCCTGCATATCGTCTTGGTAATACCATAGCATCAAAGCCGTTATACATGTCTTCCCTGTTTTCTGGGTTACCAATTTCAATCTTTAGTCTTGAATCTGTTACATTAGTTACTATTTCACTTTGACTTTTAATAACTAATTCATAATCTGCTTTAGAGTGCTTTAGCATATTTATTACGGTTTCAGTACCGTTTCTATCTTTGGCTGCTTTCTTTCCAGCAATGTGTAATAGTCTATTGTGTGATTTAGAGATGTTATTATTTTTTGCAGTTGCAAATAACTCAGGAGTAGTTGGAGGTGGAAGGTGAATTACCTTTGTTCTATCTCCAAACATACTTTGAATTGTTTCAATTTGCCATAAACTAGGAGATAGTAGGACTGTTGGTAAGGGTAGTTCTGGGTTGGCTAAGTGACCAAACAATTCATAGTTATACTGAAGAATCGTTTTTACTCCACGTCTATTTGCAAACCTTATAAAATTTTGATCATAAAAAGTTTCACAACTTAATACAACATCTACATCTCCTAAAAACATTTTAATCTGTTGAACGGACGGAAAACCATGTGTCTTAATACAACTGTATTGGTCATACCATTCTGGATGTTGTTTATTATTATTAAACGGGGTAGAGTCAATTAAAAGAATCTTATCAGGACTAAGCATACTAACTAACTCTCTAGTCTGATTACCAAGGCCAGTGTTGTCTGATCTTGCTATAATTCCTAGTCTCATTCTTTATACCCCCAAGTTTCATCGTCTACCGTAAATTTGCGGGTACCCTGACGACCATCTAAATGGTAAGAACGTTTAATACTACCTTCAGGATGATATATCCAAAGTTTATGCATATCCCAACCTTCTTGATTAAATACTTCATAGGGGGATATATCATCTTGAATTGCTCCATGAAACGTATCTTCTATAAAAAATTTATCTTTACATCTTGGAAGCACAATGTCTTTGTAATATTTTTTTCTACTTAAATGTGGTCGTTGACTCCATTGTATGGTTTTCATAAACCCATCTTCTAAACCAAACATAAGATGTTCGTGATCTTTTGGTATGAATGATTCATAATGAAAACGAATAGTGTTTGCTTTATTATATTCAAACATGTCTAAGCACTTATCCCAGTCTATTGGCACATCTGGAGTTAAGGGAGCATCGCCTTCAACATAAAGTAATAATGGTGTTTTAACTTCAGTAATTGTTTGACGCATCATGTTGGTTTGATGGCTATGATCTTTAAATATAAAAGGCAAAATATTTTTATCCTCATGTAAACATTTCCACAAAATGCGATTTTTATACTCATCGTAATCTTTTTTACGATTTTGTTGTTCTTCCCTAAGACCATCTATTTGCATAATAATTTCGTTGTCTGGAAAATGAACACGAATATCACTAATAGTTTGTTCTATCATTGTTGTACTTGGATGATCTGGAATTACAGATGTAGCCATAACAATTGTTATATCTCTTTTATGCATTTACTTGCCTCATTAACTCATTAAACAAATCTCTTTTATATTTAATCCACCAGCAAACTACTTGATGCATTTCAGATGTATAGTTATTTAATAATTCAGGTAATAAATCAGATAAGTTTTGCCAATTTTCAACAGTTTTTATTGAATGCTCATCCTGAAATAAAAAATTAAAAAAATCTGTACGTTGCATTTTTGAATCTAATTTATCTCCTATGGGTAAACAAAGCATTTCAATTGCTTCATAGAATCTAAATGAATCAATAACCATTGCCCCGCTAGGGCAAGGAACAATCTTTGATAAAAACATTTTGTCGTAGTATTGTTTTGGCTTTAGTCCTTCTGCAAACCCATTAGTTGGATTATAAAAAGAGTTTGGTATGTCAGGCATAACAGTTGCAAGTTCTTGTCTTCTTTGATGAGTTATCTGTCCCGAAAAAAATACATCATAAGATTTATCTTGATAATGTGGTAAATTATTTGATAAATGTTGTGGAACACCTAATGCTAACTTATTGTATTGTGAGTGTTTTCTGTGAGGGTATTGAATCCAAATCTCAATATTATCATGTTTTATTTTATCAATTTTAAATGTAGCACTTTCATCTCCAGTAATAAATAAAACTACCCTGCCTATTTTACTTAACTCTTCAGATATTTGATCTTCAAAGTCTACATTTTGTGGTCCAGGAATGACAACAAAGGCTCTATCTACATTAGGCAAAGTTGTCACTCTGTCTGGTTTAATCTTGTTTTTATTAAAAAATTGTTTTAATAAACCGTAATCCCATTTATCAGCAGCACAATCTTCTTCTTTAACTGAGTAAAGATATGCATTAATCATTTTGTAGACCTAACAAACATCCATTGCGGATGCATATGATTTGTAAAGATTAAGTTTTTAAATCCTATTTCTTTTAATATATTATCAATCTCAGACTTTGATGTTTGATAAGAGTATGGAGAGTTCTCTTCTCCAATAACAAACTGAAAGAATAAATTTCCACCAACCTTTAATTTTTCATAAGCAAGTTTTATATAATTAATTTTTTCTTGGTGTTCAATATGCTGGAAAACCAGCATTGAATATACTAAATCAAGATTGTCTGCAAGTTCCTGATACCTTATATTATCTCTTTTAGGTGCAAGGTTTATCATTTCATCTGAGATATCTATTGCGTAAAAGTTACAGTTGCTATATTTGTCTGCCAAAGGAACCAAAAGTCTTCCTATTCCACATCCAATTTCTAAAACATTATTCCAAGAGTCATTATTATTTTCTATAAGATTTAAAAATGTTTCAGTAGATGCCCACTCATCTGCAATATATTTATATCTTACATCTGGATCCGCTGCAGCATTATCCCAAAATATTTTAGATTGATTCATAATATAAGTGTACTTCATGTTGATAGTCAAGCAATGTTTCTTTATATCCAAGCCCCCACAACCAAAATCTTAAATCATATAAGTATTCATTCCATTGTTGCATCATAAATTCTGGATGACCAGATAACCAGATCTTAGGCTTAAACTCCTTTAAAACGCCTTCTGCGCCCCTTAAAACACGTCCTTCGCTGCCTTCTACGTCTAAAGAAATTGCCGTAGGAGGCTTAATCCCATGATCATATACACAGGAATCTATGGTAATTTGACCATAGGTATCTCCTTCAAGGTATAGTTCTTTAAATCCATGTGCTGCTTCAATTTCTAAATTTGATTCTGGTGGAAACTCATTATAATAAATACGTGTAAGGTTATTGTTTTTGTCTGAAGCAAATCCAGGTATGCAAGCAAGAGGCATTTCTAAATTATTAGCACTCCAAAGCAAAGGAAAGTGTGACCAAACCTTTGGATTAGGTTCAAATAAAACAACTTCTGATCCCCACATCTGACATAGGGCAGGCATCTCTCCTTCTTCTGCACCAACATAATATACAACATCTCCAGATGAAATATTTTCTGACATATGCTTTAGCCTTGGTTTTTCCCAACCGTGTGGTTTATACCAATCAGGTCTATCTGCACGATGCTTTGGTAGTGTTATTTCAAATTCACCGTTAATAATGGCTTTAACCATCTCTGTCATTTTATCCCCTTTATTTTATTATGCTTTATAATTTCTGGATTACATACCCCACATGTATTTATTTCTATTTTATTATCAACACTACCCTCAGCGTATGTTGATTTATATTTAAAAGTATTACCACATGTTGTGCAAATAATTGATGTTTCTTTAAAATTTAAATCATCTTTTATTGATTCTTTTTCTATCCACTCATTGTAATAGTCATTAGAAAAATATGTTATATCATTTTCTGGATTATTAAATGGGTGGTCATATGTGTTAAGGAGATGTTCTCCTGTTCCAGGAACTTTGCCCCATTTTCTTTCATAGTATTCTCTATGATGTGAATTATCTGTATTAATTTTGTTTAACTTCAGGCTGTGAGACATTATTGTATCTTTTACATCAACCAATTCTTTTGTCCAAAGAAAAACTTTCTCAGCATTAACAACAAATTTTTCATCATCTGAAAATGCATATGGAAATGCTTTTTGAATTCTAATGCTAAAATCAAGATCGTCATATCCATATGGAGTAAAGTTAGTATCCCATTTTCCAACTTTATCTATTACATCTTTATGAAAAGCAATTAGGTGCCATCCAAACACCCCCAGACTTTCTACAATTTTATATTTAGTACTTTTAAGTTTTTCTATAAAATCTAAACCACCAGGATTGCCAAAACGAATTGCTGGACTAATGATAATAAGCCATTCAGATTCAGTTTCATACATTTTGTCAACGCCAAGATTGTGACTTGCCATTGCTCCAATATTATTTATAGTGTTATCAACCTTTAGAACATTTTCAAGTTTACATGTTGCCATAAACTCATCCATTATTGACTGAACTGTATAGGGCACTAGTGCTACATATTTCATTTCTGTAACCATTCTATTAATGATACTTTTGGCATCCATCCAGTTAAATCTTTAAACTTGGCATTAGACGCAAGAGTTTCTTGCACTTCACCAATTCTTGGCGAGATAAATTTAATATCATTTGAAATCATATTGGCAATATCAAGTATAGAATAGTTGCTTCCATAACCAATGTTATATACTTCACCAAACCCATTTTCAACCTCAGATGCAAGAATGTTTGCTTCTATTACATCTGATATGTGAGTAAAATCTCTACGTTGAGACCCATCGCCAACTACTGTCAATGGCTTTGACTCATGATATTGTTTTAAGAATAGTCCTATTACTGGTGCATATTGACCTTTTAATGGTTGTCTATCTCCATAAACATTAAAATATCTAAGGGATATAGTCTTTAATCCATAAAGATTATAATAAACTCTTGCAAGGTTTTCACCAAAAACTTTAGCAGCAGAGTATGGGGTTAGTGGATCAGGGGGTTGTGTTTCTTGGTTTGGAAGCAAAGCCTTTTTGCCATAGGAAGAGGATGTGCTTGAATAGATTAATCTATCTACATTATTAACTCTACAAAGTTCAAGAACATTGGCTGTTCCTACTGCGTTTGATTGAATAGATTTTTTAGGGTTTAGTATTGCTGGCTGTATTCTTGCATCAGATGCAACGTGAAACACGCAGTCAACATCTTTGAATAATGGTGCAATCAGATCATAATCACAAATGTCATATTTATAGTTTTGTGCTTTGTCATTCCAATAGAATTGTTCATGGCACTCTGCAGACTCATCATCAATACAAATAACGTCGTGACCAAGACTAATTAACTTATCAACAAGGT